CATTCCTAAACATCCTTGAAGGCTTCTATGTAAAAGAACAAACTGGTAACAGTGCTGGTACATTTGGTACAGACGTTGAAGACTTGCAAGCACTTGTGCTAGCAATGCCACGTAAGTATCGTGCATCTCGTGCAGCCATGAAGTTCTATGCTTCTAGCGAAACAGTAGCCGATATCATTAATGGTCTTGGCTCATCTGGTAACCTACCTTCAGAAAGAATCGTAGAACGCGTTATTGACGGTGTAGCACCACAAACATTAGGTGCTCCAATCCAATACCGTGTACTAGGTATTCCTTTGGTAGAAGTACCATTGATGCCTGCAGGATTCGTATCTTTGACATTCCCAGAAAATCGTATTTGGGGATTCCAAAGAGACGTTACTGTTCATCGTGAGTTCCAACCTAAGAAAGATACTATTGAATATACTACTTTCTTACGTTTCGGAGCACAAATCGAAGAAACAGATGCAGTAGCATACGCAAAACAATAACCTAAATTATTTAGGGAATTAGAGGGGGAGACACCAAAAATGTCTCCCCTTCAACATTTTATATAAATGATATAATTAGTAAGGAGGAATTTTATTTATTATGGAAATATTAAATGAAAGACAATATAAAAAAGTTACTTCACTTACCGCGACTTTTACAGTTTCTCCAAGTGGAACATACACATTAGATTACGAAGACCTTTACACAGGAGAGTCATTTTCAGCATCTGCAACAACAATTTCTGGAGCAGTGTCATTTATTTTAAATCCAAAATATTTAAACTATACAGGATCATTAGCAGCATCCGTTAAAGACTCAAATGGTGATACTATCATCATGACAAACATAGAAATTATTAGACCATATTGTAACTTAGATTCAGTCGCTGCAGCACTATCAATTACTGACGGTAGTGAAATAGGATATGAAAGATTAGCAAGATATATTATAGACTCTCAAACACAAGGCTTTCCATTTGCTAGAAAAGAAAAAGATATTGTGGGTATGGGTATGGATTATCTACCTATTGATGAAAAGATTTATAAGATATATAAGGTATATCAAAATGAAGAATTAGTATATGATTCAAATCTTAGTGCTAGTGTAAACTTAATAACATTTGAAATTACTAAAGATGGCTCTTCAATTACAAACGTAGAAAACGAGTCCGATGCTGAAAACAAAACTAATTATAGACCAGTATGGCATGAGAGATATCTAAACTCTACTTTTTCAGAAGGGTCAGAATATAGGGTAGACGCCGATTATGGCTGGAAAGTGGTCCCACAGGACATTCAAGAGGCATGTGAAATGCTAATCCAAGACATTAAGTCAGATAACTTAAAGTACATAAATAGATACATAGAGTCATTTGACAATGAAGACTTTAAAATTAAATTTGCTAAAAATCCTACCGCTGGAACAGGAAACATGTTTGTTGATAAAATCTTGGAGAAATATAGAAATAGGCTCCGTATCGGGGTTTTGTAATGTTTCTTCCATCATCAACATTAGACGATATATTGTTTCCAATGACTGCAGATGTTTATTACTCTACCACTCAACAACAAGACTATGGCAATATATCTAAAACTTGGGTATTTGATAGAAAAGTAAACTGCTCAGTAATAAGTGAACTATCTAATAGAGGTTTTACTGGAGAGTTAAGAACTAAAGGACAAGATTTAATTTATGACTCAAATGCATTTTTTAGAACTAAAGAAGATTTAAGAAAAAAAACTAATGGCTCATATATGCCTATTACAGCAATAGCCATTACTAATATTAAAGACCCTGCAGGAAACGATGTATGGATAAATGGACAAAATCTTTCTAATGCTGCGGGTGCAATTAAAACAAAATATGAAATAAAAACTATAGTACCTACATTTAACTATGATCATACATTAAGACATTTTAGACTATTTATAAGCAAGTCACAAATACAAAAGTGGGAGCAATAATGGCTGCTATAAAGGTTAAATTTAATGGAAAGAATTTTATAGATACCCTCACAAATGTAACAAACTATTCTCAAGGGTTTATTGATGAAGTAAAAAGAAATCAAAATAAGATAACAGAGAAAATTGCTAGTACCTCTGTGAATGTATTCTATGACTACCTAGATGGACTTGCTAGATCCCATCCAGGGATGCTGCACCATGTTTATGAATGGGGTCAGGTAGGAGATCCATTTGCAAGACTATACGAACTTTCTGTATCGCTTCAAGGAAAATCAGCAGTTGTCAGTGCAGACTTTTTACAATCTGACACACCTTCTCCAACAAGTAGAGAAGCATTTTACGATAAAGCAAATATTATGGAAGAAGGCATACCGTTAGTTATTGAAGAAAAAGATGCTCAAGTATTATTTTTTGAAATAGAAGGAGAAGAGTTTTTTAGAAATGGACCTATCTATATTGCAAATCCTGGAGGAGGAGCAACTCGTGGATCTTTCGTAAGGGCATATAATGAATTTTATAATATATATTTTACTAAGGACTATTTGAACTCTATTAAATTTTATGATCACTTTAGAGGTTCTAAAGAATATCAAAAGAATGTTAAGATTGCGTCTAAGAGTAAGAATGCTACATCTATAGGTAGAGCAGCAGCACTATCTTGGATTAATAATGCACCAGGAGAAAAAGTATGACAGTTTACAGACCAGAGAATATAATCAACAGATATGTTTGGGAACAGTTTAAAACACAGGCCCCAGCCTTTTATAACCTATACCCTCAAACAGTAGGTGGTAGCGAATTAATTCCATTTTTTCCAGCGGGTGCAGGAAATATTCCTCCTGAAATATTAGATGGAGACTTACCATATATAGTATTTGATAAATTTACCAAAGTAAGAACAGGTGCTTATAAATATTTTTATCCTGTTAAAAGTGAACAAATGAGATATACCATTTATGGCGGATCACTATATGGTGACGCAGCCAATGGGGCAGATAGATATGGAACTACTATTAATCTTACTTCTTTAATCACCCTTGTATTAGATAGAGAAGATGATGCAGCAAATGATATAAATGAATTTGCAGAAGAACTATATGATAATTATCCTGTTTCTGCAAGTGCTTCTGTGTATGATTATTATAAATATAGATTTCATTGTATAAATGTTTTTCAATCGGGGTATGCAGAAAGTCAGCAAGATGTATCTAATTTAATGGAATATAGACCTTCTAGAGATCTTATTATTAAATACGACTATCACTCTAGACAATATAATACCAAGATACCAAGTATTAAAAATTAGCCTATTAAAAGCACGATATAATAGTATTGAGGAAATAGCCCCACTTTTCCTTAAAAAAGGAGGGTGAAAAAATATATGGCAACTTTAGGTAATAGCAATCAAATTATCGTAGGTGCAGCACAACTATTCGTTTCTAACCAAGGAGCGCTTGAATACTCAAGTGGTTCAGGTTCAGCAGCAGTTTATAACTTTGGTTCAGGATCTGTCTCAACAGTACCAGCATTCGTGTCTGGAACTAGATATGCAGATACACTAGAAGCAGACGCAAACTACAGAAACGTAGGATACACCATGAACGGTTTGGAATTACAATTCCAACCAGACTTTGGTGAAGTTCAAGTAGATCAATTGCTGGACGTAGCAAAACTTTACAAACAAGGTATGCAAGTTAATATGGTTACAGCATTTGCTGAAGCCACACTTGAAAATCTTCTTGTATCTATTGCAGGTTCAGATTCAGATCTATCAAGCGGAGCAACACAAGACGTCTTAGTTATAAACTCAGGCGAACTTGGAGCAGTTCCAGTAGAACGCGCACTTATTGCAGTTGGTCCAGGATCTGGAGATCCAGATGCAGTAGGAGCAACCAGAGTAGAACGTGTTTATGTAGCAAACCGTGCATTGTCAATTGACAGTGTAACAGTATCTGCAAAACGTGATACTCCATCAATGTTCGAAGTATCTTTCAGATTACTTCCAGCATCAAACGGTTCTTACGGTAAAATCGTAGATCGTGTAGTCGGTGCATAACCAAAACAACTAAATAAACACATTGCCCACTTCTTTTCAAGAGGTGGGTTTTGTGCTATAATTTAACTATATCCATAGGAGGATTAAATGGCAAGCAGTGTTTACGAAGTTGTAGAAATTGAGTTACAAGACGGTACAAAGGTAGAAATGAAGCCTTTAAAAATTAAATTCTTAAGGGACTTCATGAAAGAGTTCCAAAAAATTTCTGACGAAAAAATCGCAGAAGATAATATTAAGTCAATGGATCTTTTACTAGATTGTGCAGTAATTGCTATGAAGCAATACAGTCCAGAATTAGCATCTAAAGAAAAATTAGAAGATGTTATTGACCTGCCAACAGTTTACAAGATAATTGAAGTAGCAGCAGGGATTAAGTTAAACGACCCAAACGCACTAGCGGCGGCTCTAGTTGGAGCGAACTAGATCTCGCCACGATAGAATCTAAGGTATTTCTTCTAGGATTTTGGAAGAATTATCAAGAACTGGAGGAATCAATATCAATGCCTGAACTAGTAGCGATACTAGAAGCAAAGAATAAAGAAGAAAATGAAAATAGAAAATTTTTTGCAGCGTTACAGGGTGTTGACATTGACAAGTCTTCTGGAGACCAAGATGCTTGGGAAAAACTCAAAGCAAAGGTTTACAGTCAAGGCAAAACAACTAATCCAAGAGATATTGTTGCATTACAAGGATCTGCGGCTAAAAGAGCAGGTTTTGGTATTGGACAAGGTCTGGATTACGAGGTGATTGAATAGTGGCAGAGATTATTAAAACGGTAATTGATGTTGACATCAATACCAGTGGTGCCGCAGCCGAATTAAGAAGTTTACAGCAGCAAATAAATGCTTTCAATCTTACATTGAATAAAGGTCAATTAGAACAAGGCCAAGCCTCAAGAGTTTTTGCAGAGGGACTTAGAAATTCAATAAATACAGGTGGCTTTTTTAGAGCAGAACTTGTTAAAATGCAAACTGCCGCAGGAGCACTTGATTCTACTTTAAGAAAAGGTCAAGGAACACTAGGTCAATTTTTTAGTGCGTCTTTTAATAAAAAAGGCGGAATGGCCGCAGAAGTATTTGCCCTTGCAGCAGAACGTGCAAGGACAATGCAAACTCAATTTATTGCTACCGCAAAAGCATCAAAAGGTATGCAAGAGGCCCTTTCAGTTAGACCACTTACAGCATTTTCTGCTGACGCGGCAGTATCTGCTCAAAGAATGCAAATATTAAACTCAATGTTTAAGCAAGGAACAACTGGGTTAATTAACTTTGGTAAAAACGTACAATGGACTGGTCGCCAACTTATGGTTGGTTTTACAATACCATTAACAATATTTGGTACAACAGCAGGTCGGGTATTTTCAGATCTAGAAAAACAAGCAGTTAACTTTAAAAAAGTATATGGTGATATATTTACTACACCAGCAGAATTAGAAGAAAATTTTAAAGCAGTTCAAGGATTAAGTAGAGAATTTACAAAGTATGGAATTGCAGCAAAAGATACATTAGGTTTAGCAGCACAGGCTGCAGCAGCAGGTAGAAAAAATACAGAATTAACTGATGCAGTTAGAGAATCAACAAGGCTAGCAACACTTGGCCAGATGGATCAAAACGCTGCTCTTGAAACAACAATATCACTTCAAAGTGCTTTTAGATTATCTGGACAAGAACTAGCAGATACTATTAACTTTTTAAACATGGTTGAAAACCAAACAGTAGTAAGTCTACAAGACATTGCTGCAGCAATACCTCGTGTTGCTCCAGTTATTAAAGGTTTGGGTGGAGACGTTAAAGATTTAACAGTATTCCTTGCAGCAATGCAGGAAGGCGGAGTGTCTGCAGAGCAAGGCGCTAACGCACTAAAGTCTGGTCTTGGATCTTTAATTAACCCAACAAAAGCAGCAACAGATGTACTAGCAGGATTTAAAATAAATCTTGACTCTATTATTCAAACCAATAGAGGAGACCTAATGGGTACTGTTACGGCTTTTAGTGATGCCTTATCTACATTAGATGAATTTTCGAGACAACAAGCATTAGAAAGTTTATTTGGTAAATTTCAATATGCAAGACTTGGTGCATTATTTGAAAATATTTCTAGAGAAGGATCACAGGCACAACAAGTAATATCTACCCTGGGGTATTCAACAGAACAACTTGCTAAGAGTGCAGAAAAAGAATTAACAACCGTAGAACAAGCCTTTAGCACTCAACTTACTGGAGCAATAGAAAGACTAAAAATTGCAATAGCACCTTTGGGTGAAATTTTTGTTAAAATGGCAATACCTCTTGTAAACATGGCTACAAAAATATTTGAGGCTTTTAATAAACTTCCAGAAGGTGTAAAAAATGTTGTAGCATTAGCAACAGCCCTAGGTGGTGTACTACTTCCAGCCGCTACCATGATATTTGGTTTGTTTGCTAACTTAATCGGTACATTTGCTAAATTTACACACTCTATGGGAATGTTTGGAGTTACCTTATTAAGAAAAGGTCCACTAGCAGCAATAAAATCATTAACACAATCTGCAAACTATTTAAGTCTTTCAGAAATAGATGCAGCAAATGCAGCAAGACAATTAGGATCCGCAACTGAATTAGCAAACGCTGCTTTATTAAGTCAAGTAGGTTCTGCAAATAGTGCAGATATAGCAATTAAAACTTTAACTAACTCATATAGAGTATTAATATCTGAACAAACTAGAGCATCACAAGTACAACCATTTTTATTTGGAACGGGTCAGGCTGCAAGTAGTCGTGTTGGAGGAAGTGCTGCTGCAAGTGTTGCAACAACAATGGCTACTAGAGGTAAGTCTAGAATTAAAGCAGTAGGATTAAATCAAGGTGGTTCGGTATTTACACCAGACAACAGTAGCACTGTTCCTGGAGTAGGAAACACAGACAAGGTTCCAGCAATGCTTACACCAGGAGAGTTTGTAGTTAATAAAGAATCAACTAAAAATAATCTTGGACTACTTCATTCAATTAATGCTCAAAGGTTAAACGTTGGTGGAAAAGTTAAAAATGGAATTCAATACGCTATGTCTGGATTTTTAATTGGTAATACACCAGGATATTCAGCAGCAACAAATGCTGTAGCAGCCAAGTTAGTAGGACGAAGTCAAGTTGCTAAAACTGTAGGTGCTAAGGCTTCTAATAAAGTAGAACAGTTAAAAAATAATTTAGTTTATTTATTAACAAAATCAAATAATCAACAACTTACTGGTGTAAGAACAATGAAAGAATTTGATAAAAGAGGAGTTCCTTTAGATGTATTAAAACAAGATATGGTTTCAGAAGAAGGTTTATGGATGATAGATGCATTTGCAAAAGGTGATTGGAAAAAGGATGCATATAAAGCAACTCTTGAAAATAATTTTGCTAACATTGCTTCTAAATATCCAGGTAAAGAAATAAGATTTTTAGACTCAGCAGGATTAGAAAGAGTTCAACCATTACTTGGAAAACCAGAATATGAAAACGTTCAATTTGTTTCTGTAAAAGAATTACAAAATAAAGAACTATTTGATAATTTAACTCCTGAACATTTAGAAACATTAATGACAGATGGTACTCAAGTAAGTAAAGAATTAAAATATAGCAAAAGTAGAGGAACTACTACACTTAAAGATGTTTATAGAGGAATTCCTGGTATGGAATCATATACTAGGATACAAAAAAATTGGAGAGGAACGCCAAAGCCTAAAAATAGACAAGGTGCTCATATGTATAATATGGGTGGAAAAGTTGATGGTGTGCAATACGCAATGGCTGGACAATTAATAAAAAAAGGTACAAAAAAATTTAAAACTGGAAAAGTAAAACATGTAAGAAAAAATCTTAAAGCAAGAGATAAAGAAATTTTACAAGATATGGTAAATAATGTAACGTGGGAAAAAAGAGTTCAAGGTGCAAGACTTAATGATGGAATATCTTTATATAATCAAGGATACAGTCTTGAAGAAATTGACAACATATTAATAGAAATTGGATATTTTAAAAAAGGATTAACAGATTTAGCACCAATGTCTGATGCAGTAAAAAAATTTGCAAAACCTGAAAAAATTAAATCATCACAAATAAAAAACAAATTAAGGCAAGCCGCACCTACAGAAGAATCAAGAAAAGCAGTATCAGAATATTTTTTAAAAAAGGGATATATAGATGAAGAATTAGCAAATTTAATAAATGGTCCAACTATGGGAGCAGGAGTAAGATCACATTATGCAGAAGATGCTATTGCAAATGCAAAAAAAAGCAGCATAAGTTTTCCAGGATATCTTGGACAAGCAATAATTGAGCCATCAAAGTATAATTCAGTATATAATCAAATAGGAGTTTCTGGATCACCTAAAAATAAAGCAGACCATGACAAGTTGATGGGTTATGTTCAAGAATTATTAGGGATTGACAAAAGATTAATTAAAGCCGATTTTGATGTTTTTTCAATGATGAACAAAGGTGGACAAGTTCCAGGTATGCAATATGCAAACACTGGAAAAATTATTGCTGCTATGTTTAAAAGCAAGGGTAGAAATGAATTAATAGATAGACTATCTCTATCTAATCTTCCTAGTGATGTAAAAAACAAAATTATAAATGGAGAAATAAAAAAGAGAGGTGACTTTACATTACGTGCAGATCGATCACTTTTTGATAATTCCATAAGTAGAACTATATCATCTAATCCAAGCAAAGACGACCTTCTTGATCTTTTAACAACAGATTATAATAATTTATATTCAAATTCACATTTATATTCAATTGCTTTAAATAAAAATGCAGATAATGATGTTTTAAACGTATTAGCAACACAGTATAGAAATAGACTTAGATATGCTAAACCAGAAGAAGTAGGAACCCACTTAAATCAAACAGCAAAAATAATACAAGACAAAGGAATTAAATTAAATAAGGGTGGAATGATTCCTGGTGTTCAATATGCAAATAAAGGAAAACAAATACAAGAAGTTATGAGTAAAGTTTTCGGAATAAATGCAGACGAAATTGCACCAATGTTTGGTGCCTTACCACAATTAAGAACTCAATTTTTAAACAGGCCAAAACCTTTTAAGAAAATATCAGAATATGTTAAAGATAAAAGTTTTATTGATAATGACATATATTTTATTCACCCAAGAGGTGGGGAGCCTCATGAAGCAAGAATTTTTATGGGAACAGATGGACAATTAAGAAAACAAAGAATTGGGTATGAGCCTCATGCAGATTCAATGAAAGATCCTAATTTTAGACACGGAGGCGATCCTAGAAGATATAAAGAAGAAATTCTTGATCCAAACTTTGAAGCAGCAATTTATAATAAAAATGAATATAAAAATCAAGGAGCAGAAACTCTTAGACCTAAAAAGTTTAATAAAGGTGGAATGATACCTGGTGTTCAATATTTAAATCTTGGTGGTATAGGAAGTGCGGTAAAAAGAAGTCTTGATACTCCATCTAGAAGAAGTCGTCAAGTATTGCGTAGTCTACTTAAAGATTCAGATGAAATAGCAAAATCAAAAGGTAGTAAAGGAATTTTTGATGACGTTAAAAAAAGTAAACAAAATTTTCTTGATACACCTTTGTCTGCAGCAACTCATGCAGTTGGTCAAGCATATGCTAATCAAGTTATGCCAGTTTATCAAAGTTTGTTGCAAAAAGGAATAATAAAACCAGGTCAATTTAATTCATTTGACGATTTTATGAATTTTTTAAGTAAAAAATCTTTAGGAAATAGATCTACATCAGGACAAAAACAAGATCCACTTATTTCAAAATTTAATGAAGAGTTTATGAAAATAAATCATGGACTCGGACCTGATGACACTTTAAGGTTTTATAGAAATTCACGCCCTGGTGGACGCCAAGCAGAAGGTAGTAATCCAAAGGTAGGATATTACAGTTTAGATAGAGAAATGGGTTGGGGATATGGTCTTGCGTCAGATATTAGTATTGGTGGTGGAAAAAGATATCAAATAGATTTAAGACCTGGAGATATACCTGGACCAATTATGTCTGGAGGATATGCAGATGAATTTGCTATAAATTTAGATGCTATTTTAGCAAACAAAGCAAAAGAAGTTGGAGAGATGCTGCCCAATGTTTCTAAAAGACTAACTGGTCAACAGGGAATGACAAGATTTTTTAATGATAAAAAGTTTTACAAAGATAACGATTTATCAACAATGAAGTTTAATAAAGGCAATATTGTTCCAGGTGTTGGAAACACAGACACCGTTCCAGCCATGCTTACCCCAGGGGAATTTGTAATAAATAAAGAATCTACTAAAAAAAATTATGATTTATTAACTGCTATTAATAATGGCAAGGTTGATGGATATAACAAGGGTGGCGGGGTTGCCAATCCTATGAGAATGTTTTATGGAAATTATACTAAAGAAGAGATAAAAGCAAGAGCAAAATCAATTAAAAAGGCTGGAGGAGTTGGAACTTTACCTAAAGGTATTGGTGCAGTTGGCATGGGTGCTGGATTAGCAGCAAGTTTCTTACCATCTATGTTTATGTCAGAAGAAACAAGCATGAAAGCAAGCATGGCAGCAAGCATAGCGGGATATGCTGTTGCAAGTAAAGCAGCAACTATTGGAATGCTTGCATTAAGTAAACAAACAATAACAGCAGCCAAGGTATTTCCACAGTTAAGTAAAGGTATACCCGCATTAACTTCAGCATTAAATATTTCAGCAGCAACATTATTTGGAGTTATTGGACCAATTGCGTTACTATCTATTGGAATAATTGCATTAAATAAAATGGCAAATAACGCTGTTCAGTCTGGTGGAGAATTAATTAAATCAATGTATGGATCTTCAGATAGAATGAAAGAGTTTGCTAAAGCATTTGGTAGAGAAAACACTCAACAAACACTAGCAAGACAACGTGCTGAATTAGCAGCAGGTGCTCCAATAGGACAAGAAGCACAGCAATATAGTACACAATTTTTAGAAAGTAAAGCAGGAGCAACCTTATTAAAAGATCTTCAAAACGTTTCAAAAGTTTCTGGAACCGCAGGAAGAGATCAAGCATTACTTTCTCAACTAACAAGGGGAATAGTTACTGGGTCTATAACCGCAGAGGAAGCAAGAGCAATTGCTTTAGATGTTGGTAAAAAATTAGGAGATCAAAGCATTGGTATAAAATTAGGTGCACAAATTTCAGATTTAGTTGGTCCAGATGGTAAAAAATTAACAGATAATATTCTTAAAATTAATGCAGTTATTACACCAACAATAGACATGAATGAAATTGGAAAAAATGTAAGTAAGCAATGGGAAAATCTTGGAATTGGATCAAAACTTGGAATGATTCTTACAGGTAAAGGTACAGATGATATGATTGTAGATGCTTTAGCGCAAGCAGCAATAGAGGCTAATGCAATAACAAGTGAACAATTAGACTTACTAAGATTAGAATTAGAAAGTGGGAATATAAGTATCCAAGAGTTTACTTCTAAAAAAGATGCAATAACTGCTCAATCTAATAAAACAACTTTAGATGCTATAGAAACAATTAATAAAAAATATGGAGAAGGAACAGACAAAGCCTTAAATGCATTAAGAGAATTTAGAAAAGAGTTTGAGAAAGAATTTAAAACAAAAATTAGTGTTTTATCAGATGAAGATGAAAAAAATGCTCAAAAGGCACAAGATATTTTAAGAAAAGGAGAGGCCGCTTCTACAAACCCTTTACCATTAGGACAACAAGTAGTTGCTAATGTTGCAACAAAAACAACAGATGAAGAAAAAAGAAAATATTTAACAGAATTAGGATTAGATCCAAGCATGGCAGTACTAGATCCACAACAAATGCTTACTGCAATAGAGCAAACATTTACGGCTGATCAAAAATTAGCAAAAATAGTTTCAGAAAAACTTTTTGGGCCACAGGCAAAACAAGAATTAGGAACTAAGGCAGCAGATGCACTAGCATTACTAGATCCTCAATTTAATGCAGAAATAGGTAAACTATTAGATGAAGATAAAACTGGACAACTTAAAGAAAAACTTGTAAATCTTTTTGAAGTAGATCCAGAAACCTTTGCTAAATTTCAAAATTTATTTGACGTAGGTGGTCCAGATGCTCTTACTAAGGCACTAACTATGGGAGAGGATGAACTAAGTAAGTATTTAGATAATGTAAGTAAGTTGTCTGCTTTACCAAAAGAATTAGGAATAGATACTACAAAATTAATAAGTGATCCAGAAAAATTAGATGCTTTTGTAAAAAATATAGATATGGCAACAAAATCTTTGGATTTATTAAAAGAAGGAGCAAAAAAGGGAAATATAACACAAAAATATGTATTAGAAACTGCATTTGCTGGAAATCAAGAAGCACAAAATTTATTAAATTATTATTTAAAAACTAAAAAGTTTAAAGATATTGATTTAAATATGGTACTTGGTGCTTCAATGAATCCAGAAATTGCAAAAGCACTTGTTATAATGAAAAAACTCGAAGAAGGTGAGGGGGCCAATGTATCATTGGCAGAGGCAGTTTGGGCATCAAATACGCTTTCAAACGCTCAAGTTGCACCAGGTGGAGGAAAATCAGACAATCCGTATGTTGACGATGGGTCTGGAACAAAAAGTGCTTTGCAAACAGCAAAAGATGCAGCACGTCAAACAAAAGAAGTTATAGCATCACAGTCAAAATTACTTGCTGCAGGAATATCAGTAGAAGCATTAGAAGGGCTAAGTCCAGAAGCCATTATAGAACTAGGAAAACAAAGCGGTAAACAATTAAGAGATAATATTAAACTATTTAATGATCAAGCAGAAAGTATTAGAATTAATAAACTTGTATTACAACAATTAGCATTAGAAGAAAATCCTATTAAAAAAGCATTAGAAGATAGTAAAAAAACGGTAGAAGGTTATGATGATCAAATTAAAGAACTAAATAAGACTATAGAAAAAACAAATCGTGCTAATGAATTAGATAGAAGAAGAATAGAAGATAAAAACAAAGCCTTAGAAAATCTTACAAAGAAAGAAAAAAATGTTAATGATCAATATAATGAAAGAATTAAGGCTTTAGACAAGGTTGCTAATGCTAATGATAGAGTAGCAGAAAGACAAAGACAACAGATTGATCTTGCAACTGCCTTAACATCTGGGGATATTGCTGGTGCCGCACAGGCTGCTGCAGCAATGACACAGACTGGTGCACAAAATCAAATTGAAGATACTAAAACAGCACTTGAGGCACAACGTCAAGCAGAACTAGATGGATTGACTGAATCTGTAAACGGCAGACTAATGAGTAGAAAAGATATTCAAGCAGAAATAGATGCTATTGAAGAAACTATTTATCAAAGGAATATAAACTTAAGATTTGAAAATGATGAAATATACAAAATACAAGAAAAAATTAATCAAGAAAAAGTAAGACAACAAGAGTTAAATGACGTATTAGCAGAACAAGATAGAGCAGAAGCAAAACTTGCAACAAATAAATTAACAAATGCAAAAAATATAACAGCAGAAACAAAAAAACAAAGAGATAATGCTATTGCAGCAGCGTATGCAGATTATAAAAAATTAGTTGATCCAAGGGGTACAAATAAAAATTTAACATTGTCAAATTATAAAACAGATATATTAGGTCTTGCTTTTGGTGGCATGATAAAGAAATATGCATTTGGTGGAAATGTTGGATATAAAGGATCAAGAGAAGCACCGCCAAGATTAAAAATGGCTAGAGGAAGTTTAGTTCCTGGACTTGGAAACACTGATAGAGTTCCAGCACTATTAACACCTGGAGAATTTGTAGTTAGAAAATCAGTTGCTCAAGCAAATATGCCTTTATTGAAAGCATTAAATAGTGATGTATTCCCAAGTATGTCTTTGAATACCCCAGACGTTGCTCCAACAGTTACATCTTCAACAAGTACAATTCTTAACAACACGCCAGTGTATAATTATAGTATAAGTGTAAATGTTCCAAACACAACTGCATCACCAGATGAAATTGCAAACGTAGTTGTTTCAAGAATTAAAAGATCTATGGACACAAATATAAGGAGTAATAGATACTGATGCCTAATCAAACTTATATAAATAATAGATGGAATTTAAGTGGTTTAAGAAAAAGACCACAGGCTGTTGCATGGGCCGATACATTTTCAATATCAGATGCTGGACTATTAGTTCCAGGCGGGGTAGAAGAAGGAGAAGACTTTTTAATCCTTTCTGATCATAATAGAAGTGAAATAAACTTTACTAAACAAAGACTTGAAAATAGACAAAGAATGATTTCTGGTTCTATGCGTTCATATCATATAGCAGATAAGACAGGAGTATCTTGGTCATGGGACATGCTTCCATCAAGAGCCTATAGCGGAGATCCAGCATACAGTAACACAGGAGTAGTAACTACCAACGGTCTTACCCCATACACCGTAGACAACGGTGCTGGTGGAGTAGATATAGTAAAGTGGTACGATAACCACCCAGGTTCATTTTATATGTTTTTGGCATACGATAGATTTGATAATTTTACTACTAGTGAGTATTCAAGGTTTGGTCAATATAACGAGGTTATAGAAGTTTTATTTGCAGGGTTTGATTATTCTGTTGTTAAACGAGGCGGAGAAACACACGACTTCTGGAACATATCTGTTACCCTTGAGGAAGTATAATGTTCAATGATGAAGAACTTTTAGATCATATAAAAACTAAAAATACATTACAAATAGAATCATTAGTAACTGCTGAATGGAATTTAAATGATTTAGAGAATATTTCTAATTATGGAAACTATAGATATAGACCAGGTGATGCAGCATCATCTATATATGTTAATTTAATTAATTCTTATGATTCTAACGATACCGCGAACTATTATTTAGATGCTTTAGAATCTAAGACAGTTTCAGAATATGCTGTAGATGACAACGATGCTTCTTTATTATTTACTACAAATGAAGTAGATAGAGAATTATATTTTTCACTTAAAGAATGCTTTCAACCCTTTCGCCCACGCTCAGGTATAAACAAAGCATTATGGTTTAATAATAAATATGTAGATAATATAAGATCAGGTAGAAGACCAAGATATTACATGGCTTCTAGATATGATAAATTTAAATACTGGAATTCATATCGTAAAGAATCTGTAACATCTAATAATATTACTAATACTTTTGAATTTGGTATTTCTTCTGCTGTAGACTCAACTGTAGTTAGAGACTCAGGTGGAGATATAGTTTTTCCTGGAATTGGACACAAGATTGACGATGTTGCACCTTTTGTAACATACGAGACAGCACTTCCGTCAAATAGAATAGTTGTAAAAATGCAAACTAATCTTGCAGAAGACCCTATTGCAAATATAAGAACCCCTGATGGTCAAACAATAGTAGATCCTCTTGGAGATATAACTAAGTCTAGTATTCCTAAAAGATGGAAGATACAATACCTAGATGAAAATAATAATTGGGTAGAAGCAATATCATTTGATGAAAATAGTTTAAGAAGAGATAATACAAATATAGTTTCATGGGATGGGTATACAGAAATATATTATGGAATCAAAGTTCCAGATGAATATAAAGACTCATTTAATTTTGTTGAATACCTTAGTGCTAGTACCCAACTTTCTTTTGGATTAACTAATGGAGAATCCTACATTGTTGGAGCAACCCCATCAAGTCCTGGAACTCTGTATATTTGGAATTACGACTCTGGAGAATGGGACGTGTCAATTCCCGAATACGGATTCTCTTTATTAGAAGATGACGACACTAAAAGAATCGGTATGGTTAAAGATTTATCTGACCCTTTATTTTATACAATAAATAATCAAAGGGTATATAGAGATGTAGTATATCTAAAAGGATTAAGATTAGTAGTAGAAACTATGTATGGTCCTAATACTACCTTTGATTTAATAGAATTATCTCCTAGATTAAAAGCAGATATATCTTCATATGTATTAAGTTTTGAAACTAATAAAACTATATCTAAATCTGACTATGGTTTGCCAGTAGGTGGTTTAGTAGCCTCAAATGGACAAGTTGATTTATTAAATTATGACGGGGCATTCAATGAAAATAATACTGATAGCCTTGTATATGGACTATTAAAACCAAATGTAAAGTTTGACTTCTATGAAGCAATATTAAATGTTAATGGATATGATAAATTTATTCCTTTAAAAACCTTCTTTTCCGAAGAGTTCCCATCTGTTGTAGGTGGACTTTCAAATCTATCCATACCACTAAGAGATAACTTTTTTAGGTTAGAAACAATGACAGCCCCAAGCATCATGCTTAATAACACAACCTTAACAAAAGCAGTTGCAGTGCTTTTAGACTATATAGGATTTAGCAACTATATATTTAAAAATATAACTAATACAAACGATCCAATAATTCCATATTTCTTTGTTGAGCCAGATGCTTCAGTGGCAGAGGTATTAGAAAGACTAGCAATAGCAACTCAAACAGCAATGTTCTTTGATGAATATAATAACTTTGTAGTAATGTCAAAAGAATATCTATTACCTGAAACTTATCAAAGAGAAGAAGACTATGTATTATATGCAGAAAAAACTGCAGTATCTAGCGGATCAGTGCTACCTAACATTATAAGTATTGATGGGGTAGAAACAAAAATTATTAATAACGGAAGAATTAACTATGTTACAAGATATATACAAAGATCTGTATCATCATTAAACCAAGCAATAAAGATAGATCAAGATAGAACTTATGTTTATAAGCCAGTCTTGCTATGGGAGATAGCAGACCAGCAAGAGAATAAAACAATAAACGAACAATCAAAGTCTGGTGGATACGCTTTAGGAGCGGTAGCATTAAATACAACACTATCAGCATCTGTGCCATATGTTGAAAACAATATAATTAGAAATAACATTATAGACATTGGAGAAAACGTATACTGGCTACCAAGATTTCAAGGATACCTTTATGCTAATGGAGAAGTTATTAGATACGATGCAGTAGAGTATACAATTCCAGGACAAGGAACATTCTTTCTTACAAGTAATCAAGAGTATCAAAAATATTTCTCAACACTTCCCTTTAATGGAAAGATGTACGCTACTGGCAATATAAGAATCTATACAGAACCATTCTATGAAGAGTTAGAGTCTGCAGCAGTAGTTGGATTAGAGCCAGGAGTTACTTACAAAAATGGTGTTGTAAAATCACATGGACGTGCACAATTTGGAACAACCGCAGTTGAGCATAACGCTGGTCTATCAAGTTACTGGTCAGACAATTCGTATGTTCGTGGCATAAAAATGGCATCTCAATTTTTATTTACAACTACACCAACAGCGTCTATTCCTTTTCCTACAAAAGTAGCACTTGGTCCAACAGTTGGAGCAGACACAACTACGGCAATTACTTCTTCTAGAACAGGAATTTTAGCAAACTTTATGAGACAAAATGTTCCAGATGATGACTTTGTTAAATCACTTAAAACAACTGCAAGCGGAACGGTTCAATCTTCTGCTTTTATTTTTACAGGACCAACCCCAATGCCAGCAACAATTAATAAAACAGATTTTGTAACTTATGTATACAAAGCAATGGATCAAGACTATAAACACTTTGGAACAAGAATGAGAATTATTGGAAAACCAGAAGCAAGCGAGAAAATACTAACAGCACAAAATGCTTCAGATTACTATTCTGTAGATCCTCAAACAGCAAACGAACCTTCAACAGTAGTAGGTGGGTCTGGTGGTATTGCAGCAATGGTAAACCCAGATAATAACTATGGATACTTCTTTGAAATCATATCTTTAACTGGAGATAATTTACAAAAATATACATTAGCAGATGCTGTTACTAACCAAACAACCAGCGTATTACATAATATTGTATTTTATAAAGTTCAGCCAGGAACCGTAAATGGTGCTACAGTAGCAGTCCCATATAAATTGTACGGAGGACTAACTCAGATACTTGTTGATGAAGGAAAGTTTGTTGGACAAGATAGACTACTAAATCAAAAAAATCCAACGGTATACGATTTAGCCATTGAATATGAAAATATAGGTACAACTAGAAGATTCTATCTATATCTAAATAACATATTAATATCTACAGTAGATGATACAGATCCTTTGCCAGCATATAATAATATTGCTTTGTTTACCCGCGGATCATCAAAATGTATGTTTGAAAATATATATGCATTAAAGAATTTACAAAGCAAAGAAAGTAACGTGTCTGTTATTAATAGTATTAGTAATGCATTTGCAAATAGAGATATATCTTCTTCTGATGCTATAAGAAAGTATGCTGTGTCTGGTTTGGTTCAGTCAACATACCTTTCTGGAATTAGTTCAAATAATGCTCCAAGATACTCTATATACTTTGAAGAGTTTGGAACTATATTAAGAGAATGTGCTTATTTTAATATTAAGTATGATAAAGCGTTTCCAGCATTTCTTGCTTTCCTTGCCCCAACTTTTAACAGTGAGAAAACCTATACTGTGTCTGGTTTTAGGGCTGGCTCATACGGAGCAGAGTTCTTAATCTTCAATAATACAGATAAGGCAATTGTATTGGACGAAACTTCGGGTAGTTATTTAAGAATAGTAGGAGTAACATTTACTCAAAATACTTCTAATGTATTAACTGTTGATGACTACTATAGAGACATATCTAATTTTTCAGACCCTATTGTTGTTAATAATACTATTAGGTCTCCTCAAAGGGCAGATAAAATATATCAAGATGTTAAGTTAAGTAGATCTAAATATGGAGATAGATCTTTTTCTTTAGACTCTGCATATATTCAAAGTAGTGATTTAGCAAGAGATATAATGGAATGGATGGTTAAGAAAACAGTTAAGCCAAGAAAGACTATGTCTATTCAAACCTTTGGAACCCCACACTTACAATTAGGAGACATTGTAAAAATTAACTACACCCTACCAGATGATGACTTGTTTGTAGATCCAGATAAAAAATTTGTTATATCAGAAATATCATACTCTAGATCTTCTGGAGGAGTTTCTAATAGACTTAAGGTGGTGGAAGTATAGTGGGAGAAGTTAAAAATAAAAGTACTAAAGGTGGTGGTGGTAGTGCAAAAACTACTGCTGCTCAGTTAGCAAAAGAAGTAAATAAAGCAGTAGATAATTCTAAACTTTCTGCTACTGAAACAAAATTTATAAATAACTTAATTAATAAAGCAGCAGCAACTGGAAAAGGAATTAGCGTTGCGGAAAAAACAGTTATTATTAATGAGGCAAGAAAACAAACAGCAGACAAAAACTCTGGTGTAGCAAAAAGCAAAACTAGTAATATCTACAACTTTTTAGAAAGCGAAAAGAAAAAATTACCAGGAATATCACTTGATCAACAGGGAGGTCCTGGTCCAACAGGAGGTGGAGGATCAGAGCCAATATTTGAACTACCACCACCACCACCACAAATGGTTAGGGTTCCAGAAAGAGACGTAGTCAGTCTTGCACAAGAAACCATAAGTGCAGAAACAATAGTTAATTTATTGTTTGAAAACGTTGGTGCCAATGAGTTAACTAAGTTTGTTAGACACGATACAGTCGAGGGTATAAATCCATACTATGATGTTATATCTAACCTATCAGATATTAAAAGAAAATTTGATCCTTCTAACCTCATATCCCTTCAAAAAACTACTTCATCACTTTTTGACATATTCCCTATTAAATTACAAGATAAGATACCTTCTGATGCATACCTTTTAGAAAATAATTTAACTAATTTTGTATATATAGATACTAATGGAGATCTTGTTATTGAGGTTGTTAACCTAAAAGATTCTGAAATTGTAGAAATTGAAATAGACACAAGTGGTACAATATTTGAAGTGGATGAATCATGATAACAAATAACGGAAAACAGATTATTGCAAAGTTCCTACTTGGACAAGCACCTGCTTTTGCCACCCATATAGCCGCTGGAAGCGGTCCTAAGCCACTAGAAACGGGAGAGCCATCATTAGTATCAGCCTCCGTACAATCTCTTGATTTTGAGGTTTTTAGGGTTCCTATCATAGCCAAGGGTTTTGTTAAAGAGAACAATGTAGAAAAAATTGTATTTAAAGCAGAAATGCCAACAAGCCAAAGATACCTTATATCAGAGGTTGGACTATACCCAGCAGGGGCAAACTCTGTTGCTGGAAAATATGATAGCAAACTTATAGTTACCTTTAGCCCTATTGAACAATGGTCTTATGTTGCAACTGGAGCAGCGTCACCAGTTTTATTACAGCCAAACGGCGCAATTGACAGCGGAGACAATAACAGCAATATCACAACAACCACTCCAGCGCAATTTGTTAACTCTGACTCAGATATCTTTAATAATAATACAAGAAAAATAAGACAAGAGCCCCCAAGACTACTAAGCAAAGCATTGATGGTAAGTGGAAGTAGTTCTTATATAAACTCATCTTTTGATATACCAGTCGGTGCGGCATATTTAGAAAATTCAACATTAAACTTTGATCTAAGTAGAAATAATCCAACAGATAAAATTAAACTTGCATTAAGCCTAGTAAGTAAAGATTTTGATGAAAATGCAAATCCAGATAATATTAGAATAGTAGTTCAGTTTATAAATAACGTTTCTAACATTGATGTAGAGCGTCCAAAGGCAACACTTAACATAGGACTAACTTCTGCAGATTTTACACAAGATGCCTCAGCAAACAGATATCTTGTAGTCACAAGAGATATATCAGAACTAATTAAAGATGACAATTTTTCTTTTGCAAATATTAATTATATCAAGATATTTACTTCTGTATTAAATTCAGGGGTACCTACAAATGATTACTTTATTATTTATGACGGTATGAGAATAGAAAATGTATCTACTCTAAACCCTCTTTATTCACTAGTAGGATACAATTTAATATCTACACAGAATGCTTTACCTATTTTAAAACCAGAAAATACTAATAACTATATTGAATATAGGTTTGGATTAGGCGTAGATACTTAATGGCTAAAATAAAGGTACCAGTTGAAAAGTTACCTCCACCAAATTATTTAGGTAATCACTATATAAGATTTAGGGTGTCTTCAGAGGATAGAAACAGTATTTCTGAATGGTCTAGGCTTTTTAAAATAGAAAGCAAGGGTCAGATATATCCTTTAGAATCAAACTATAGTGTTGTAACTGCTTCTGGGGTATTAAATTTAATTTGGGATACTCCGTCTATATATAATACTGGGCCATCAGCAATAGGAGCGTCAGTACTTCATACACATCAAAGTGAGTTTAAACTCCACGATTCTGACATATTTATTAAAATCAATGGTGGCTCTTATAGTTACTATGGAAGATCAAGAGATAATTCTTTTTCTACCGTAATACCTCCTGGAACGTCAACAATGCAGGTATGTATTCAATCAGCAAACTATCCACCAACAAGGTCAGATAAATTTAAAATATTTGAAACAACAGTTATACCAGTACCCTGATATAATTAACTAGGAGATAAAATGGCAGCAATACCCTTACCAGAGCGTGGGCAACCACTAGACGTAAACTATATTTATGATATGGTCAGTCAAATTAATTCAATTGCTAACACAATTGCTATTAGGGCTACCTCTACATCAAAGGTTAATGAAAATACAGACACTACAAGTAATTTAAAAATGTTTTCAGCAACTAAGACTTTAAGCACAACAAACGCATCAGGAAATACAACTGAGTCATTTTTCTTTACATATCCAGAGTTTAAGTTTACCCCAGTGGTAACAACAACAGTTATAAACAATACTGGTTCCACTACTGGAGATGACGTAATATGTACATTAAGAAATGTTGGAACATCCAGAGCGGAAGGGGTAGTAAGATTTAATACCTCTGGTGCTGTAAATTTATCAGTAAGTGTAATAGCAATTGGCATAGCGCCTTAAGATATGATATACTTTCTCAACTATGGCAAAAATAATTAACAATAAGCACATTGAGTGCAGCAAGTGTGAAGGAAGAATGCTAGTAGATAGAGTTTTTTCTTCCTACGATCACTTAGAACTATATTGTTTAGTTTGCGGAAAAAGAGAAATGTATAATCATCCAGATAGACATGGAGAAGTTGCTCAGTGGATAATGAAAGTCGAAAAGACCAGAGCCAAGATACTTGGAAGCAATCTATAAAGCCAAGTAGTAGAATATTCTTTTTTAATAAAGAACTAGTAAGATTAATTCATTTTAATCGTGCCAATGATATATGCGAAATTTATAATTTTATAAAGGATAAAGAGCAAACCCTTCTGTATTCAGACTTTAAAAAACATAGAAAAAGAGCATACACAGTTAAAAATACTGTAAAGATATTTGGAAGATCTAGAATACAGTTAGAAAGATGGATTACAAAAGGGTTGGTAGATCCGCCAACTGGGGCAGTTGCTGGGGGTAAAAGAGTATTTGGAGAATATGCTTATTACTCAGAAGAGGACCTATTTACAATTAGGTCAACTATTGCTACAATAAGTATAGGTAGACCAAGAAAAGACGGTAGGGTTAATGCATCAAAAAATATTCCTACTGAAAAAGAGTTGCGTTCTTTGATTGGAGATGCTATTATGTTATATACAAGAACTAAAGATGGGGAATATATCCCTGTTTGGGCAGAAGAAACGTGGTAATTATGTCTGACAAAACAACAGTATCCGTAACATTAGGGTATACATTAAATTTAGGTAATTTTCAAAGTCTGAGATTAGATTTAGGATGTACAGATTTTGTTCGAGAAGGTGAAGATAAAGATGCAGCAATGGAAAGAATATATGATTTTATTGAATCAAAGGTTGTTGCAAAAATTGAGGAAGCCAAGAAAGAAATAGAGTAGTGGCAGAAAAGCAATTACGTCATGCACTACTTACGAGATATAAAAAACTGGCTATTTTTAATAATATTAATACTAATATCAATATACATGTAGAACAATGGGCTGCAGATTCTTTGATAGAGTCTTATGGTTTAGATATGTGCTATGAAATGTTAGATTATTATTTTAGAATATCTGAAACACCTTCTTGGAAATGGTTTGCAAATAATGCAGATAAATTATATAAAAACTTGCAAGGTAAAAAAGAAGATGATAGAATTAGAGAGTTGATGAAAAAACAAGCAAAAGATTGGTTAAATAAATAATGTCAGCAGATCTAGAGGGTAAAGTATTATCTGCTGTATTAAAAGATAAACAGATACATATATTATTACAAGCAAATCCAGATTCTTTATTTAAGACTCATAAAGATGTTTGGGATTTTATTAGAACTTATCAGGAACAAAATAGTTCAGTACCCCCAGTTAATTTAGTAATAGAAAAATTTAGAGACTTTGATCCAGTTGGAGAGATCGGTGGAACAAAGCATCATTTAGAAGAATTAAGAACAGAACATCTACAAAGTAGTTTAAGTAATGTCCTTATGGATACAGCAGGAAAGTTAAAATTAAATCAACCAGTAGAAGCACTAAACAGTATTATTTCTAAGACTGCTGATCTAAAAAGAATTACTGCAGAGATTAGAGATATTGATGCTGTAGATATAGATGATGCTGTAGCATACTATGAACACGTAAAGGAGATGCATGATCAAGGCATTCACGGTATTCAAACAGGTCTTGCAGGTTTTGACAACTATCTTCCTGCGGGTATTACTGCTGGTCAGTTTGGCATTCTTCTTGCTTATCCTGCTATTGGTAAGTCTTGGCTCGCACTTTTTATGGCTGTTCAAGCATGGAAGAACGGAAGAAAACCGCTTTTTGTTTCTTTAGAAATGACAGAGTCAGAAGTTCGTAATCGTGCATATACAATTATGGGTCAAGGAATGTGGTCACATAGAAAACTAAGTTCTGGAATTATCGATACAGAATCATTTAAGAATTGGGGCAAGACTCACTTAGAAAGAATGCCGTCTTTTCACATAGTTTCTAATGATGGACTAGGAGAAGTGTCTCCATCAATTTTGCGGGGTAAGATAGATCAATATAAACCAGACATAGTATTTGTTGACTATATTCAATTAATGCAATCAAATAATTATACTGATAATGAAGTAGTAAAAATTAAAAATATATCTAGAGAGTTAAAAATTCTTGCTATATCTGAACAAGTTCCTATTGTAGCAATTGCATCAGCAACACCAGATGATGCAACTGACATGTATACCGTTCCATCACTTGGACAGGTAGCATGGTCAAGACAATTGGCTTATGATGCAGATTGGGTATTGGCATTAGGTCGTGCACAGGGAAGTAGTATTTTAGAGTGTGTCTTTAGAAAAAACCGTCATGGATTTTGTGGAGAGTTTATGATAGATATAGATTTTGATTCTGGAAGGTTTATGTATAAGGATACTGAGGGAACTGCTTAAACACAAGATATAATTAAGTATGTCTTACAACCACAAAAGAATACAGAAGTTTTCCCTAGAGGGTGAGATTTTTGACGACTCTCATATCTCAAGATTAAAAGATCAATATATTTTTATGATCGTTAATGGAATGAGAAATAAGGGTTACGTTCCTAGGTATGACATTGACACAGACTTTACTATAAGTTATAATGGTAAGACATTTGATTTTAAATTATCGGTTTACGGAGTTCATGTTGGAAAAGGTAAAGCAAGATGTATACTAGGAATAGACAAGAACACAATCGTTCAATCTCATACTACTCAGAAAACCAAATCAGAAGAAGTCTTTTAGCCTCTGGCATAGACATAGTATCAGAAGTAGATATAGACTTTATTATTTATTGTCCATTTCATAATAACTCAAGAACACCTGCTGCAGAAATACACAAAACAAATGGAATGTTTTATTGCTTTGCTTGTCAAGAAACCAAAGAACTTACAGAAGTTATTATGCAAGCCTCTGGTAGATCATACTTTGAAGCAGCAAGACTTATTGACTCTAAATCAGATAATAGAAATTTAGTAGAGGTATTACAAGAAACATTAGATAAAAAAATAGAATTTAAAGAGTATGACCTAGAGGTAATAGAAAGATTACATCAAAGTGTATTTACAAATCCAAAGGCTATTAAGTATTATCAGGATAGGAAAATAGATAAAGATAGTGTAGTTAAGTATAAACTTGGATACTCCGAAAAACAGGATATGGTAACTATTCCAGTTTATTCACCAGATGGACTATGTTTAGGTTTCGTTGGTAGATCAACAGAGGGCAAAGTGTTTAAGAATACACCTGGCTTACCTAAAAGCAAAACTTTATTTAATTTACAAAGAGCAAAGAGATATGACAAAGTTTTTGTTGTAGAATCATCTTTTGATGCAATAAGGCTAGAGCAAGTGGGGGTTCATGCTGTTGCAACCTTGGGTGCTACTATTTCAAAAGAACAAAGAAAACTTCTAAAGCAATACTTTAATCAAGTTATAGTTTTAGGAGATAACGATGAGGCTGGTCAAAATATGTCAAAGAAGATGATTGCATATTTTGGAACAGGTTGTATGGCCCCACCGCTTCCAGAGGGTATAAAGGATGTGTCCGATTTGTCTAACGAAGACTTAAAAAACTTTGTAGATAGATTTGACGACATGCTATCCTCTATGCTAAAATAGATACAAGGCTCATTTACAGAGCAAACATTAAGGAGAAAAAAGTATGTCAATTATAAAAGGTCTAAAAAACATTGAAGCAATTATTGATAAGCCAAAATCAAATGTTTCAGGAGAAAAGGTAAGTTGGCTAAAATTAGATGATGGTCAAAGTACCCAAATAAGATTCATTAGTGAATTAGATGCAGACTCACCAACGTATGACGAAAAGCGTGGTCTTGCAATTGTTGTAAGTGAACACTCAAACCCAGATGACTATAAGCGCAAGTCTGTTTGTACAACAGACACACAAGGTCGCTGCTTTGGTTGTGAAATGTTTAGAAAAGATCCAAAGAGTGGATGGAGAGCACGTCTAAGATTCTATTGCAACGTATTAGTTGATAATGGAATTGATGCACCACATGTTGCAGTATGGAGCATGGGAGTAAGCAAGGCTGCTACTTTTAACACAATTAGAGAATACGCGTCAGATTCTCCAAGTATTTCAAATATGACTTGGAAATTAAAACGTAATGGCAAGGGAACAGAAACTAACTACGTATTGCTTCCACAAAAGCAAGACTCAGATCCATTTAATTGGGGTACTTATGAATACCCTAACTTAGAAAAGGTTGTTAGAGAAGTACCTTATGCAGATCAAGAAAATTTTTACATTGGTTTTAGTAACCAAGCAACCTCAACATCTGTTGACTGGTAAACAATTTGGGGGAGCGAAATATCTCCCCCATCACATTAAGGATTAAATTTGAATTACGCACCTCTTCACGTTCATACTCATTATTCACTTATGGACGGAGTAGCGACACCAGAAGAATATTGTAAACGTGCAAAGTCTTTGGGGATGCCTGCTATTGCAATTACAGATCACGGTGCACTATCTGGACATCGCCCAATGTATCGTGCCGCAAAAGAGCAGGGTATAAAACCAATCCTTGGTATAGAAGGATATATAACATTAGATAGATTTGATAAAAGAGATAAATTAGAAAGAGCAGGAGATCCTTTAGATTTAGTTTATAATCATATAGTTATTCTTGCAAAGAATCAAAAGGGTTTAGAAAATTTAAATAAATTAAATGAATTAGCATGGACAGAAGGATTTTATAGAAAGCCTAGAATAGACTTTGAAATACTAGGAAAGTATAAAGAGGGATTAATTGTTTCTACCGCTTGTCCTAGCGGCATGATTAATAAGGCTCTTGAGTTTAACGAATACGCTGTTGCCAAAAAGCACTTGACTTGGTTTAAGAACACCTTCGGTGATGATTTTTATGTGGAAATAATGCCACACAATAGTCGTGAGATGAATCATGAACTTCTAAGTCTAGCAGATAGTATGGATATAAAGGTAATTGTTACTCCAGATTGCCATCATTCACACCCTGATCAAAAGGTAATTCAAGAAATTATGCTTCTTTTAAATACACATGCCAAGTTAGATAAAGAC